CCCGCGGTGCGTCCCGGTGAGGACGAGTGGGTGGATTGGGCGTCCGTGAACTACGACCGGTGGGTCGAGGACTACGGGGTGTACGCATCCACGGGGGCCGGGGCGTGGATCGGGCAGGCGTTGTTGAAAGTGCCGGTCCTCGCCCACGAGTACCTGGACCGGTCCCCGTACATGGACAACCGCATGTACATGATCACGGCGTTCGAGGTCGCCCAGGCTGACCCGGTGACTGGTGCGATCATCCCGGAGACCGTCACCGACCGGGTGGACGGGGCACCGGAACCGCGACCCTGAACCTGGTGCGCCACGACCCCCACCGTGCCCCTCATGGTGTCTGGTGTGGGAGACAGTGGGACACATGAGCAGCAAGCGTCGCCCCACCCCCGGGCCCACCCGGGTCGTGGTGTACAACACCAGCCCGTCCCCGGTGATGGTCGCCACCAGTGGGGCGATGTGCCCCGGGTCGTCCACCACCACCGTGAACCCCGAAGACCCCCGAACCGCCTGGCTGATCGCAGCCGGTGAGCTCGTCGTGAAGGAGAACGCCTAATGGCTACCAGCCGCACCCCCATCGGGGTGACCACGAGTGTGGCGATCCAGTCCGCACCGACCGCCCAGACCGTCCCCTCGGGGCGCGCCCAGTTCATCGGGATCACCGCGAAGGGTCCCCTGTCGTACGCGAACACGATCCGCTCGATCGACGAGTACACGCGCCTGTTCGGTGGCCGCACCGGGTACGAGACCCTGTACGACTCGGTGCGCACGTTCTTCCAGGAGGGCGGCGGTGAGTGCTTCATCACCCGTGTGGTCGGCGCGGCCGCCACCAACGGGTCTGTGACCCTCACCGACGGTGCCACGGAGGGCGCGAAGGACGTGCTGACCGTGGAGGTCATCGACCCGGGCGCCCACTCCGCGGACTACGTCGCGACCGTGACCACGGCGGGCGGGGGTTTCGACCTGGCTGTGACGGAGAAGACCACGGGCCGGGTCATTGTGTCCCTGCCGGGCGCGGAGTCCCCCGCGGACCTCGCGAACATGGCGATCGGCAACACCCAGGTCATCATCAAGGACCTCGGCGCCGGTGTGAACCCGGGCCCCGGCGTGTTCCCCGTGTCCGCCGGTTCCGATGACCGGTCCTCGATCACGATCACCGACTACGTGGCCGCCGCTGACGCACACAAGGCCGTCCCCGCGGGTGTGGGCATGGCCGCCCCGGGGATGCTCGCCACGGTCGCCGCGACCCCCCTGGGGCAGCACGCGGACGAACGCGGGAAGATCTTCGCGACCGCGCTGGCCGCGACCGCGACCCTCGACGAGGCTGTCGCCGCCGGTGAGTCGCTGCTGAACGCACCCTCGGGCCGCTCCGTGGGCGTGTTCTACCCGCACCTGCGGATCCCGGACACCACGGCACGCACCCGCACGATCAGCCCCGAAGCGTACGTCCTCGCGGCCCGGTCGGTGACCCACCGCACGGACTCCCCCGCGAAGGCACCCGCCGGGATCAACTCGAAGATCCTGTGGGCCACCTCCCCCGTGCGTGTCCTCGACGAGGACGACATCAACGTCCTCGACCGCGCCGGCATCAACGGCATCCACACGGCCGGCGGCACGAGCTTCCTCGACAACTGGCGGTCCCTGCACACGGACCCGTCCCTGTCGAAGCTCAACGACACCGACGCCCTGAACCAGATCAGCATCGCCCTGCGTGAGGGCATGCGCCCGCTGATCTGGCGCCCCAACGAGGGCCGGGAACGACTGCGCGGGGAAGCCACCGCGATCGTCGATTCGGTGCTGCAGCCCTACGTGCGCGGCGGGTACGTGTACCCGACCACCGACGGTGAGGGCAACGAACTCAACGCCGGGTACACGGTCGCGGTGGAGGACATCGACGTGTCCGGGCAGAACTCCCCGTACGACCAGCTGCGTGTGGACGTCGCGATCAAGCTCTCCCCGACCGTGCGGCACATCTCGGTCCCCATCCGCTCCGTGGACCTCCGGGCCACCCTCTAACCCCTGTAGGAGAACAGCATGGCTCTGGTAGCAAAGTCCGACTTCTCGGTCGTGATCACGGGCGGGAAGATCCGCATCCCTGGTGAGTGGACCGAACGCACCGGCGGTGAGAAGCAGCGCGAGGTGTCCAACCAGTTCGAGGGGGGCGACAACACCCCCACCCTGATGGTCGGGAAGGCCACCGGCGGTGACATGACGGTCACCCGCGGGTACGACCCGAAACGTGACGATGTGTGGCTGTCGCAGCTCAACGCGGCGATGGAGAAGGACGAGTGCCTGTACACCCCGGTGCAGACCCCGAAGACCCGGTCCGGTGCCGTGTACGGCAAGCCCCGGTCGTGGCCGAACATCCCGGTGAAGTCCCTGAAGTACCCGGAGGCCACGAACGGGGAGTCCGCTGATCCGGGTCAGGTGGAGATCGTGTTCGCGACCCGAGGCCCGGGCGCGTCCTGATGAAGCTCGGCGCGGCTGGTGGTTTCCCTGTCCCCCACCGGCCGCGTCGTCAACCTGAACACCCAGGGGCGGGGGCTCTCAATGACAGGAGAACCCATGAGCGACACGCAGACCATCGGCGGTTTCGACCGTGACCAGGAAGACCAGGACATCGCCCGCGAGAAGGTCGTGAACACTGGCGAGCCGAAGAAGCACGCTGGCTCGGTCCTCGACCAGTTGCGGGCGAAGTTCGCCGGCTTGGACGATCAGCGCACCCAGGTGTTCCGGCACACGCTGCGCAACGGCACCCCGATCTGGGTGGAGCTGGACACGGACATCACCGAGGACGAGGTGCAGTCCTACCGGGATCAGGCGAAGGTCGGGAACCGTGCGGCACGCCGCAACGGGCAGGCCGACTCGTCGAACGCCCTGTACGCGGCGGCGCTGATCAACGGGAAGAACACCCGCCTCTGGTTCGAGGACCCCCAGGCCGGCGGGGACCCGCTCACGGACCTCGACGGTGACCCGTTGACCGTGCACTCGAAGGAGTGGTTGGAGGCCCTGTCCCTGCCGGCGGATCAGCCTTTGGAGGGTTTGCGGGAGGTGTTCGGGGACCCGCGCCTGGTGTCGCTGTCCGGTGAGTACCAGGAGATCGCGATGGGTGACGGGGCGACCGCTGTGAACCCTACACGCGGGAGGTCTGGCGCCTGAGCGCGGACCCCCAGTTCCAAGCCGGGGTGCTGTCGTTCTGCCGCGTGTTCCGTGTGGACCCCGCCGAGTACTTCCTCGAGACGGACCCGGAGAAGCAGGTGGTGCGGGACGCCGCGGCGACTGTGATGTACGACCAGGTGCGCCGCGAACAGGCGGCGCAGAAGAACCAGTAGGAAGGCGGGGCCGGTGGCAACTGACAGGCTCACGTTCGTGGCCGAGCTGAAGGACAGGCTCACCGGCCCCGCGAAGAAGGCCGCGAAGGCGGTGGAGGACCTCGGGAAGGCCGCGGAGGAGTCCGCGAAGCGCACCGAGAAGGCGAACACTCGTGTGGAGCGTTCGGAGCAGAAGCGTGCCCGGGCGACGAAGGCCACGAACGAGCTCGCGGCGTCGTCGGCGAGACGTCGGGCTGCGGTGGAGGCGGAGTCCGCCCGCCGTGTGGTGGAAGCTCAGGGTCGTCGTGCCCGGGCGGCGGAGGCGGAGAAGCAGAAGACCGTTGAGGTCGTGGACGTCGTGGAGAAGTCCGAGGGGCGCCGCAGGCGGACCACGGACGCCACAGCCCGTGATGAGAAGCGCAAACACGGTGAGCTGATCAACCGGCTCGGGGAGCAGGGTGACGCGTGGGCGGCGTGGCGGCAACGCAACAAGGCCGCAGCGGAGGGTACCCAGAAGTCGCACCGGAAGGCCGCGGACGCGTTCGATCAGCTCGCGGGCCGTACCACCACTGGGCTGAAGTCGATGTCGAAGACGATGGACCGTGTGGACCCGGGGCGTATGGCGTCCAGGTACGACACGGCCATGAACCGGATGTTGGGTCGTACCCGGTCCACGGCGACGAAGATGCAGTCCGCGTTGGAGGGTGTGACGTCCGCGTCTGGTGTGCAGGGCGCGACGATGGGCGCCGCGGCTGTGGGTGGCTTGTCGTTGGCGGGTGGTGTGAAGCGCATCAACGATGTGCAGCAGGCGAACGTGGTCATGGAGACCATGGGCTTGTCTGAGGGTGACCGGGCCAAGATGATGGGCCAGTTCAAGGGTCTCGCGCAGGACACCCCGTTCTCCACGGGCTCCGTCGCCGCCCTGGGGTCGGGGTTGATCTCCTCGGGGATGGACCAGTCGCAGGTGGAGGCCGCGTTGCAGGGCGCGATCGACACCGCCGCGATCGGTGGCACGTCTCTGGAGGACATGGCGCTGCCGTTGAAGCAGATCCAGGCCAAGGGCCGGCTGATGGGCAACGACCTGATGCAGCTCATGGACCGCAACATCCCGATGCTGGACTGGCTGGCGAAGACGAAGGGTGTGGACCGCTCTCAGGTGCAGGACATGGTCACTGCCGGGCAGATCAGCTCGGAGGACGTGTTCAGGGCGCTGGCAGAGAACTCTGAGGGCGGCGCGGAGAAGGCGTCGAAGACGCTGAAGGGCTCGTGGACGAACCTCTTGTCGTCGATGTCGCAGGCTGGTGAGGCGTTCCTGACGCCAATGGTGGAGCCGCTCACGGAGCTCTTCCAGCACGGCAAGGAGACTCTGACGGCCCTGCAGCCCCTGTTCAAGGTGCTGGGCATGATCGGTGGGGTGCTGGTGGATGTGCTCACCCCTGTCCTGCCGGTCCTGATCCCGTTGCTGATCGCCGCTGGTGGTGCGCTGCTGGGTCTCATGGTCGCCGCGAAGGTCGCTGGGGCGGTGAAGACCTTGGCGGTCGCCGCTGACTTCTTGGGCGCCCGGTTCGGCCGTCGTGGAGGTGGCGGCGCGACCGGCGCCGTGGGCCTGTTCACCGAGTTCCTGGGTGGGATGCGGGACGGCGCGAAGGACGCGTACTCCCAGCGGGGGCTCGGGGGGCTCAACGCCACCTTGGATGCATCCACGAAGAAGATGGACCGGGCGAAGGCCGCATCGAAGGGGCTGGCGGGGAAGCTCGGAGGTATCGGTGGTGGGGCCTTGCACGCCGCGGGCGCTGTGGGTGCTGCAGCTGGTGTCGCCGGGATCGCCGGGCAGGTCATCAACACCGCCGACCCCATCAACGGGATGGACGCCGCGAAGC